CAGATCCAGATCATCGTCGATAAGGCAGACGGCGTGACGGTCGTAGATAGCGGCCAGCCCGCCAGCGCCACCGAGACGCGGCGCTTCGCGTTCTCCGTAGAGCGCATCGACGCCATCAAAGGCCTGTCCGACTGGATGAGCCCCATGTTCCCGGACGTGAAGCCGCTTGCGATCGACTGCATGCTCGGTCGCATGTTCGCCCACCACAAGAAGGTGTCAATCTCGCTGCGCGACCTGGCCTGCTCGTTCGGCGGCAACCACATGACCTATCAGCGCGCGGGTAATCGGATGAAAGACCACCTGCGTCAGTTGGAGGAAAAGGCACTTCAACGGCTGGCGTTGCGTCTTGTCAACGATGGCGTTGCACTTCCGAAAGAAAGTGATTGACGGCATTGTTACAGATAGGATATATTTTGGTCATTCTCGGAGTTTTAGCGTCCTGAGAAACCGAATTAGCAAAAGAGCCCCGCAGTCAGCGATGACGCGGGGCTTTTTGCTTGTGTTAGAGTTGCAACGTGGTGAATGCGTAGGCTGATACGCAACCTTGCAGGGTGATCGTGAGACCGAGCGGAACGGGGCTGCAATCCTATACCGTGGGCGATCAAGCCGGAGATCAGCGCCGGCCACCACCCTAAATCTAGAAGCCCTAGTACAGTAATGTGCCAGGGCTTTTTGTTTGACTAGGCAGCCAAGGCGTACGAATTATCGCCAGCCGCTCGGATCTTTACCGCATCCTCAGCGGCATCCAGATCCAGACTCGCAAGCGATTTCGGTCGGGCACGAATAGTCAATTCGTAGCCCAACGCGTCGAGCGCCGCAGCTAATGTGTCGATCTTCGTGTTGTGCCGCAGGTCGGTAAGGCGCGTGATTTCCTGCGGCTTCACCCCAAGCATGCGCGCCAGGTCAGCCGGCCGCACGCGGTCAGCCAGCATACGGTTCAGCAGCAGCACTTTGGCCGATACGCTGATAGGCAAGGCAATCAGGCGCTCGCCTTCCTCAGCTGGCGATGGCGGCGGAACTGGCCGGCGATCTTCGAAATAGAATTCCATCGCGGTCGCCAGCGCGCCCGCAGCCTCTTTCAGTGCGTCGGCTTCGTCGTCGCCCTGAGTAATCGCTTCGGGAATGTCCCGGAACTCGGCGATGACGCGGCCCTCATCGCCCTGGATGAATCGAGCTGGATATTTCATGTGTACTCCTATGTGGGTTACAACTATACGGTTTTACTGCTATTGATCAGAAAGCGGTGATGTGCTGCAAGCCCCTCTCGGGGCCCGCCTCACTTCAGTTTAAGTTCAAGGCCAATTTGTTTTGCGATCCGCTTTGCAAACTGGTTGTCGATTTCTTTACCGGGGTGTCTTGGAACCGTTGTCTGTTTGCCGTTGTAGTAGACCTTTAGGTGGTCTGTTCCGTTGGTAACCTTGACGCCTTGTTCTTTGAGCCACTTGACGAACTCTTGCTGCTTCACCGCCTCCCCTTGTGTTGTTGTCGATGTAGTTATAATAAACAAAAACGATTCTAAACACAAGCATTTTTGATTCTATTTCCAAAGTATTTGCGTGTCTCCGTCCAGACAATCGCTGTCTGGGCTTCACCGCCTGATGCAGCAATGCGCAGGCGGTTTTCTTTTTGAGGTGTGCCATGCGTGAAGCTCCCATGATGAGAGTCGAGGTGAACGGCACGGTGGAGCACCGGCCCGGTGTGCTGGACGTGCTCCAGTACGACGGCGATGGCAAGCCGACTCTGTCGCGCATGCGCCCGCAGCTGCTGCCCGGCGAGATCCTGATAGAGCGCGCTGGTCAGATCCCGGCGATTGAGGGTGCGATCCCTGCGCGCATGCACGAGATGATCCGTCACCAGCTGGTGCGCTCGGTCCTCGGTACGCATCCCGCCATACTGGTCAAGGAGGCTGACCCGGTGGCGCTGAACTGCCTGTGCCATCGCCTCGTTGATGCAGCTGAGGCGGCACGGCTGCTGTGCGCCAACGGCTACGGCTGGCCGGCGCAATCGCTGACCGACATGGTGCGCACGGCGCTCGGACTGACGGCCGAGGCGCTGGCGTGAGTGTCGAGCGCCTGCGCGGCCGCGCGCTACAGCGGCAGCGAGAGCGTGTGTGGTTGCGCGATCAAGGCATATGCGCGCGCTGCGACCGCGTCACCACGTTCCCGTCAGGCTTCGAGCTGGACCACAAGGTCGCGCTGGCCAACGATGGTACGAACGAAGACACCAACATGCAGATCCTGCACCACGAATGCCACGAAGCGAAGACGAACGAGGACCTGGGCTACACGCCGAAGGTTGCGATTGGTCTGGATGGCTGGCCAGTCGATGAGCCGAACGGATCGACCCGCCGCACAGCCCGCTGGAAGCGCGTGGCGCGCCGCTGACGACGCGACCCACCCCCCCCCGTCAAAAGTCTAGCGGGTCCGTGCCGGAAACCGGCTATGCAGCTTCGATTTAACGCTAACCCACAAAACGCCGACCAAATGGCCACCACGACCAAGCCCAAGACCACGACCCGGCCGCGCACGAAGCGCGCGCCAGCGGCCGCGGTGGCCAGCGCCGTCACGGCATCGGCACCGACGACCAAACCCAAGGCTCCGGCCAAGCCTCGCGCCAAGCGGGCTCGCGCCGATTCCGCCGCCAGTGCCGTCAAGGCCATGGTCGACGCGGCACTGCCGGACATCGAAGTGCCGGCCTGGGTGACGCTGACCGAATCGGCGAAACCGTTCTGGATCGGCGTTGTGCGCGCGCGTGCGCGAGACGAATGGCAGGACGTCGACCTGGTGGTGGCGGCGCAGTTGGCCCAGTGCCAGGCGGATATCGCCGAAGAGGATGAAGCGCTGCGCAAAGAGGGGCGCGTCATTCCGAATGAGCGCGGCACGATGGTCATGAATCCACGCACCACGGTGCTCGAGCAGCTGGCCCGGCGCGAGATGGCGCTGATGCGCACGCTGCGCATGGGTGGCCGCGTCTCCGGCGACCAGCGCGACGACCTCAAGAAGCGCGACCTCGAACGCAACGCCCGTAAGGCGAAGGGGCAGGTCGAGGAAGAAGACGACGGGCTGCTGGCATGACGAAGCGGTCTGTAAAGGCCGCCCCTGCACTCGATACCGACGACAAGTACTGCCTGAAAAAGCCGCTGACCCGCGGCGAGAAGGTCTGCGCATTCATCGAGCGGTACTGCGTGGCGCCGGAGGGCGACCACATTGGCCAGCCGATTCGACTGGAGCCATTCCAGCGCAAGTTCATCCTTGAGATCTACGACAATCCGCACGGCACGCACAGCGCCTACCTGTCGATCGCGCGGAAGAACGGTAAGACGGCGCTGATCGGCTCCATCCTGCTGGCGCACCTATGCGGCCCCGAAGCGGTCCAGAACTCCCAGATCATCAGCGGCGCGCAGTCAAAAGAACAGGCGGCCGTCGTGTTCGAGCTGGCGCGAAAGATGGTCGAGATGTCGCCGATCCTGTCGGGACTGGTCAAGATCCAGCCCAGTGGCAAGCGCCTAATTGGGCTGCGGAAGAACGTCCTGTATCGCGCGTTGGCCGCCGAAGGCAAGACCGCGCACGGCTTGTCGCCGATCCTGGCAATCCTCGACGAGGTGGGGCAGGTGGTCGGTCCGGTCGACAAGTTCGTGTCGGCCATCACCTCCGCGCAGGGCGCGTACACAAACCCGCTCCTGATCGCGATCAGCACGCAGGCGCCGACCGACGCCGATCTGTTCTCGACCTGGATCGATGCGCAGACGAACGCGCCGGACCCGAAGGTGGTGTGCCACGTCTACGCGGCGCCGGACGACTGTGCGCTCGACGACCCGTCGGCTTGGGCCGCAGCGAACCCGGCGCTCGGCGTGTTCCGATCGCTGGACGACGTGCGCAAGCAGTGCAAGCAGGCCATGGACATGCCGGCCAACGAGCCCGAGTTCCGGAACTTGATCCTGAATCAGCGCGTTGAAGCGGTGTCTCCGTTCGTCACCCGGTCCGTGTGGGAGGCAAATGGCGGCCCGCCTGGCGATTCGAAAGGCCGCAAGGTATGGGCCGGCCTGGATCTGGCTGAGGTGCACGACTTGACCGCGTTCGTAGCCGTGGATGACTCCGGCGGCATTCATCCGACGTTCTGGCTACCACAGCACGGCCTGGCGGAGAAATCGCGCAAGGATAAGGTGCCCTACGACATGTGGGCGAAGCAGGGGCATTTGCTGACCACTCCCGGCAAGGCCATCGAATTCGAGTACGTCGCGAAGTTCCTGCGCACGTTCTTTGACGGGCATGACGTGCAGGCTGTCGGCTTCGACCGCGCGCTGATGAAGCACCTCGTGCCCTGGCTGAAAAAGGCCGGCTTCACCGATGCCGAGCTTGAGAAGTTCGTCGAGTACGGTCAGGGCGTGCTGAGCATGACGCCGGCGCTGCGTGAGATCGAGGTCAGGCTGCTCAATACGCAGTTCCGTCATGGATCGCATCCGGTGATGAACATGTGCGCGGCGAATGCGAAGGTTGTCGGGGAG